GGCCGATTGCACGGTAAAGGTGGCGTTGACGGCCGTGCCGTCGATGGCGCGCACGTGCATTGCGGCCCACCCGCCATCGGCGCCGCCCGCCGCAAAGTCGATGCCCGTCAGCGCAGCGACTGCGTCAACAACGCTGTGTGCGATGCTCAGGCCGCGCCACATGTTGCCCTGCCAGTTGGCGTCGAGGGTGATCAGGTCGTCGATGGGGAAATCGAGATCCAGCTGATCGCCCCACGCTGTGGCCAGGACGTAAACCGGGTTGCCCAGCGCTGTGGTGTCGAAGAGAGCAGAGACGATCACCGCCGTTTCCGTGCCCAGGCGGGCGTCGATCTCTTCTTCGATGGTGCCCGCGCCCGGCCCGGCGAAATATCCCTTTTGCCCGATGCTGCCCGTCGGATTGCCAGGGATGGCGATGGCCGCGGGCGACTGCAGCACGTTGGGCGCAAGCACTTTGGCCGCGCGCTTAACCGAAATGCCAACGGTGTCCCCGCTGAAATCCCACTGGTCGACCAAGATCCGAGAATTAAATGAGCGTACCGGCATAGTGCCCCCTACTCGTGATACTCAATTTGGGCGTCGATCACGCGCCCGAACATGTTGACCAGGTCGTCGTAGATGTCGCCCCCGCCCTGCGTGCTGACGACAAATACGTTATCCGCCAGCGACTGCCAGCCATTGAGCGCCAGGCGCAGTTCCTTTTCGATGGCCAGCGCACCGGCGTACTCAGAGTGCCAGCACTCAAACTCGCCAGTCCAAGTACCGCCGCTGGTGGTGCCAGCCATGTTGAACGTCCACTCTTCGCTGACGCGCCGGTACACGACGCCTGGCACCGTGGTTTCGCCCACCGTGACAACCGGGTCGAGGCGCGTGCCGATCAGGGCCGCCAGGCCGGGCCACGCCAATAGTCGGTCGACCAAAACCTCTTCGATCATTTGGCCCACGATTCGTCGATAATGCGGCTGATACGCCGCCGCAGGAACGATTCAGCCATTGGCTTGGCTTCCCTCACGCCAGCGTTGAAAAACGGGCGCCGGCGCCCTCGGCCGACAGCCCTGCGTTCGTGTGCCGCGCCGCGTGATGGGTCAGAACCGCGCACCTTGCGCCCACGTTCCACCCACACGCCGTAGTAGGTGCCAGAGACAACCAGGGCCTGACCGGGCACGGGTGGGAAGCGCAGCCCCTGCACGATGTTGCGCCCGCGCCGCTGGATGGACGGTTGCTCATTCTTGGATCGGCTGATGACGTAAACGCCGCGCTGTAGATTGCCCGTCTCGCCGACGGGTGCACGCCTGCGCACGGAAGCAGCAATAAACGATGCGGCATGATGCACTTCCGCCGTCACCGCCGGACCGTGCAAGCCCTTGGTCACCTGTGCCAGTTTGCTTGTGACGTTCTCGTCGAACTTCACACGCAGCTTGCCGGCTCTTCGTCGTGCCATTAGAGCGTTATCTCCTGGCAGCGCATATGGATCATGCCGTCTGCCTGCAACACGGTCACGGTCTCAATCAACAAGGCCTTGGTGCGCCAGATCAGTTGCTCCTTGTGGTTCGGCACCAGGCCGCCCACCCGGATCCAGACGTCATACACCGACAACTGCGCCGGTCGACCGGCCGCAATCTGTTCGCGGCTGCTGACCTCGCGCACGGATGCCCACACGGTGGCGGCCGTCGTCCAGGTTTCCTTGACGGCGTTGAACTCATCGCGCACCTTGGTGGACTGCTGATAGTCAACGCGCTCGCGCAGATCTGCGGTAGTGACGGTTGGCATTACCAGCCCCGATCCATTTGGGCATGCGCATAGATCAGCGCGCGTGCCCGTTCGGCGTCCGGCGTCCAACCCGACCGGAAATCGTACTGGAGTTTCACCAGCCCACGGATGTCCTGTTTGTAATAGTCGGGCACAAAAATCGCCGTGGCGCCATAGCCGGCGGTGTAGCGCACCCGGATGCGCGGCCAGGCATGCAGGTTGGTTGGCCACCACACGCCAGTGGCGGGCATCACCACGCCCGGCTCCTGGTCAGCGATCACAATGTATTGGCTGGCAGCCCAGGTCGTCAGCACGTTGGTGGCGCTGTAATAGGTGATCTGCGTAACGGTCAGCAGCGGCGGGTAGGATAGCGGCAGCCAGCCCTCGACAGGCCAGGCGTCAAGCGTCACTTCCAGCGTGCGCGTGATCAGCGCTCTTCGCGCCACCATTTCGATCTCTTGGCGTGCGGCCCCAATCCACATCGCAAACAGGCCGTCTTCGACATCATTGTCGACGCGGGCATCCAGTTTGCATTCGGCTGGCGTCACCGGCTCTACGGTTGGCGCCGCAATCACACGCACTGACGTACTCACGCTACCGTCTCCTCGTACCATTCCAGTACGATGTTGATGGGGGTATTGCTGCCGCTGCCGTTGTTGACGCGCATCAAATACTTCGTGCTGGGCTTAAGAATCCATTCGATACCTGAACGGATGCCACCGCCCACGCGCGTCGTCGGGCTGTTGCCGCCTGGCAGGATGCGACCGTTGACCAGCGCCACGCTGCCTGCGGTCACATTGGTTGGCGTGTGCGTCACCGTGGCCGTTGGCGCAATCAGGCTAGAGCGCTTCATGTTGTATGCGGTCAAGGCCGTGCCTGCTGTGGCGGTAGGACCTTCGTACAGATAGACTGAGACCAGACCACCGGCGAACACTTCCCACACCGTGTGGCACTCTTTGGCGCCGGTCACCAACAGCACATCCAGATTGGCGCCGTTGCTCACGCTGGCATTCGTATACGCAACATGGAACATCTCGCCCTCGTGCACCTCGTGATGGGCGGTATCAATCATCAGGGCCGCACCCGTCGTCACATCAAATGGCGCCAGCGCCACCACTTGGGCTTCGTATGCGCCACCGTTGAATGACCGGTAGAGCGTCTGGAACTCGCCGCGGGTGCCGTCATGTACGATTACGTCAGTCACTGTTTCCTCCGCTTTCGTGCGACCGCATATTCCACGTTAGCGGGCGTCAGTACCGCCTGTTGTTCATCCGGGACGGGCGCGGGCAATGGCTCCACGGCCACCGCCGCGCCCACCGCGATCAGTGCGGATGCTTCCTTTGCCGGCGCGTCCCATAGCTCGCCAGCGCGATACACGCCATCAGGCCCCGCCGCCGTGGTCAGCATCCGCACTTTCATTAGTTGTTACTCCGCGAGACTTCGTACCATGAGCTTCCGTAGCCGACCACAGTCAGCGTGTCCCACTGGCCCAAGACCGCGGCCGCGCTCAGCGCCTGCCCGGTCGTATCGGCAATGGTGATGTTGTTTGCGCTGGTATTGATCAGGGTCACCCGGTCGCCCGACCCCGGCGCGGCCAGCACGGAAGTAACCGCGCCGGCTGCCGTAATCGGTTGCAGGCTGCCGGTTGGCGTAATCGTGCTGCCCTCCGTGGCTGTAATCTCCGCAACGGGCACGGTGGCCAGCATCTTGGCGACCACCAGCTTTGAGCCGTTGGCCGATAGCACCCCACTGACCGATACGTTGCCGGTCAGATTCGGCGCCGCTATCGAAACGACTGAGCCGGTTGCAGCGTCCAGCGTGCCGCCGCTCTGAATGAACAAAGTGGCCCCACTCTTGACGACAATCGAGCCGCCGTCTGCACACTCGAACGATGCGCCTCCCACAGGCCGATAGCAGGCCGTATTCTGCGCAGAGACCGGCCGCCCCGACGACGCCACCAACCCTAACGCCAGCAGCAACGTCAGAACGATTGCCGCCGCCGCGCCTCCTCTGGATGGTTGTCGCATGGTTAGCTCCCGACCACGGCGGTCAGCGCGGCGATGGTGGCGTCAGCCGTGACTGGCGCCTTGATGCCCTTATACTGGATGGCGATGGTCACGCCAAACGTAGCCACCTGCGTGAGGCTCGTGATGACGCCCTGCACATAGCGTTTCTGCGGACGGTACACGTCGACGACCAGCAGTGTCCCGTTGGCTGGCGAGGTCTTGGTGGCCACGGCGCCGGTGATGGCCGCCATGCCGCTGTCGCTGTTGGCGGCGTTGCTCTCCACGGTCAGCGCGACGACTGCGCCGGTGGTGGCCGTGGTGATGGCCGTGATGAAAACGACGCCGTCCCAGCCACTCATGTCCAGGATGGCCGTGTTGCTATCCGTGTTGTTGGCGGATGCAATCAGCGCCAGCACCCACGCGATTTTGGTGTTACTTGCAAGATTCTGCATGGTTCCTCCACTCCCTATCAAGTGTCTACCTGTCTACCGTGACTCCCCTAGAATCCAACAAGGCAGATTCTAGGGGAACCAACGCGACTGATGTTCTTACGTACCAAGTTTCACCCGGACAAAACTTTCAGCGAGGACTGGGGCCCCATCAGATTCCATGCGACCGATCAGCCCGATCTGGTTGGTTTCGGCGTACAGTTCCACCAGCCGCTGCACCTGCATATCCAGCGCATCGGCGATCCAGTAATTGCGGAAATCGCCCAACACGCCCACGTAGAGGCTTGCCGTCAGGGTGTTCGGCGCGTACTCGGACATGTGGACGGGCAGGCCCAACAGCATGTCCGGCTCGCCTTGCCTGGCGTCCACGCGCCAGATGAACTGCCCGTCGCCGTCCACGATTTTGGAGATCACCTTCACGGTGTCCCGGTGGAACAGCCAACGGGCGTTGGGCCAGTACTGGCCTTTCAACGCAAACTTGGCGTTGATCAGACCGGCGAACGTCGGAGCAGTAGCGGCGTTATCGGTCGCCACATCGCGCGCCACAGGGATGCCGTCCGCCGATGCCGTGAACACGCCCAGCGGCTGCCCGGCGCCAGAGCCGGTCATATAGCCCGCTTCCATTGCTACGGCGAACTTGTACGCCAGCCGGTCCCGCACCAGCGTTTCGGCGCCAGGCAGTTGGCGCAGCAGTTTGTTGCTGATCTTGATGCGCTTGGCCAGCGGGTGCGGATGCAACTCGCGCCGCCCGAAAGCCATCGTGCTGTCTTCCGTCCCGGTGGCGATCTCCGCCGTCCAGGTCGGGTCGCTGGGATCGGCTTCCAGCGTCGGCACGCCCAGGCTCTGCGCGTTCGGCACCTGGAACGTGGTAGCCCACTGGCGGATCATCACCAGGTTGTCGACGCCCTTGATCAGATCGTTGACGAATTGCATCGGCGTCACCAGGTAGCCGCCGGCGGTGCCCAGGTCACTTTGCAGCGCCCGGTGCTCGACCGGCCCCAGCGCATTCCAGCCACCGCGCAGGAACACTTCGAAGGCCGCCCGGTACTCAGGCGTCGCCCGAGTTTCTACCGCTTGCCCGTTGGCCCGGTTTTCCTCGCCGCCAGTGCGCGGCGTGGTGGCGGTCTGCGGCGCCGGCAGCGCCTGGGCTGCGGCGTCAAGCGCCTCGAACTGGCGGATGGTTCCGGCCAGCTTCTCCCCCTCGGCGAAGAGCGCATCATACTGTGCCTGGTCTTCGGCGCCCATGTTGCCGTCGGCAGATCGGGTCAACAGTTCCCGCGCGTCGGCAATCAGCTTGGCGCGCTTCTGTCGCATTTCTAGTGCATTCACGATGTCCTCCTAGATCTCAATTTCCGCAAGGTCGAGCAACAGCGCCAGCCTGCGCACCTGCGCACCTGGCCCCGGCTCAAGGTTCTCATCAGCCGCCCGGCTGTCTGATTCAAAATCGGGTACTGTCCGCACATACACCGACGTAGCCGTGTAGGCCGGTTCGGTGACGGGACTCACTTCAAACAGGTCCGCATCCAGCAACGTGTGTTCGGCTACCCCATCGGCGCCGCCGCGTGCCCAGGTATCGCCGTTGTCGGGATTGACCGCGAAGGCAAACGACATGCCGGAGGTGTCGCCACGCCGGATGCTTTCCACGGCGTCCACACCCCACGTCGTTGGCGGCGCGTCGATCTCTACATGGATACCGTTTGCGTCTTTCAAGAGCCGCAGCGTGCCGTTGCGCGTCCTGGCCAGCGGTTTACTGCGGTCATGGCTCCACAGCGCTCGAATGTCTTTGCCGGATTGCAGCGCACGATCAAAGGTGTTCGGCGCGATGCGCTCGCGGAATTTGCGCCCGCGGCTATCGACCATCACCTCGGACCAGGAATCAAAGACGATGGCGTAGCCCGCGATGGTTGGCGCCTGGCCATCCAGTTGGCGCACTTCCACACCCGTTAGCTCAAATATTCTAGTTTCCACCGTCGATCCCCCTCGTCAATTCCGCTACGGCCCGGCTCATGGCATCGTCGATGCAGGTGCCAACCGTCGGCGCGGTCGCCTGCAGGCTGGCAGCCACCAGGACCAGCGGTGCAATCATGTCGTTGGCCGCCTGGCGCCACTCCGGGATCGTCTCTTCGATCCATTCCGCCAGCCCGGCCCGGCCCGCCTTGCGCAAGGCCTTGGCGCCCAATTGCCGGACGTCGTTTGTGACCCGGCTGGCAATGCGCCGCTTGGCATCGTCCACCAGCGGCTACAATGCACGCTGCTTGTCGTCTGCGTTGGCATCGTCGTCCAGTGGCTCCAACATGCTTGAATCTTGCGTAACAGTTTCAACGTGCGCCGGCTCCGCGTTGGCATCCGTCATGTTGGCAGGCATCCACAGGATGTCACCGCCTTCGACTGGATTCAGATCCTCCATGCCGCGGATTTCGTTCGTCGTCAAGATGCCCGCTTGTTTCGCCGTGTTGTACGTCGTGTAACGCGTGCCCAGATCGGTGCCCGGGAGTTTGTCGAGCCGGTATTTGGCGTATAGGGTGCGCCGCTCTTCTGGCGTCAGCAGGTCGCGCAAGATCGTCTTTTCGTGCGCCTCTGCCCACGGCCCAAGTGTGAGCTCACGGAAGCGGATCATGTCCTGTTCGGCGCTGGCGTAGGTCTGCGTCTCAGCCGCACCCACGAGCCCCGGCGACACGTTGAAGATCCGGCAGATTTCTGCGACCTGAAAGGCGCGGGTTTCCAGAAATTGCGCCTCGTTGGGCGGGATCCCGACAGGCTCGGGCTTGACGCCCTCTCCCACGACGGCAATCCGGTGCGCGTTGCCCAGCCCGCTCCATTGCTTCTCAAAGCTGGTGCGCAGGTTGACCATGGCCTCGGGCGTGAGCTTTGCCGGGTGCGAGAGCACCAGCGAGGGCCTCGCCCCGTTGCCGAAATACAGCCCGCCGAAATCCTCCGCAGCAATGGACAATCCAACTGCGTTCATGGCCTCGCGGATTGGCGACATGCCTAGCAGGCCAGACAGGCTCAGGCCGCGCAGATGGTGCACGCGCCACTTCGGCAGCAGCGCCAGCCCGTTGAGGTTGTCGTAGTAGGTGTAAATCAATTTGCGGTCCGGCGTGATTTGCAGGCCGACGCAATCGGACGGCAGCGGCCACAGCGCAAGCGGGTGGCCACTGTCCGACCACTCGATTTCAGCGTAAGCGTTGCCGTACAGCAGGCAGTTGGCGAATAAGGTTTCCCTGACCTCCATTGCCGTCTGTAGCGGGTTGGCCAGGTCGTGCAACAGCGGATACAGCGGATGGTCTTCCGCAGGCTTGCGACTGTCGCCACTGCGCTCATAGAGCACCAGCGGCACGCTGGCCAGCGATCTGGCAATCAGGTTGACGCACGCCATGACAGTGGTGCTGCGCAGGCTGCTTTGTGGCGTCACGCTCACGCCGGTGGTTGGCGTCGGCGTCAGCCAGTCGAAAAAGTTGCTCGTGACCGATGGGTGGACGCTGCTTATGGCGCGCTCTGCGCGCATCGGTATCCACCTGGCCAGCGCTGTTGACAGGCTCACCTGGCACCCCCGCCTTGAGTGTTCGTCGACATCAGCAGGCCGATGACGATCAGCACGGTGCCCGCATACATGGCGACCGCGGCGTCGCCAAGGCGCAGCCAGATGCCCAGCCCTAGCAGCGCCAGGCCGATCAGAATCAGTAGGTCAACTCGCCATGTTTGCTTGGAAACCATCCGCTACCTCGCAAATGAAAAACCCACTACCTAAAGGATAGCGGGTTTAGAACGTGCATTCTATGCGGGGTTGCCCCTATCTTTTGGCCTCTACCGCCGCACGCACAGCCAGCTCGAACGCGGACGCCGCGCCGGTTTTCTCCCGCGCGCTCTTGACATGATGTTCGACGGTGCGTTTGCTGATAGTCAGCAGCCGGGCGATCTCCGTTTGCCGTTTGCCGGTTGCCAATAGGCGCACAACCTCGCGCTCTCTGCGCGTGAGCTTACTCATAATGCTACCCTCATACGGTGGCAATTTCCGCATTGTCGTACATGCTCGCACTTGTCGATTCGTCATACAGGTCTGCCCGAGCCAACGCCATGATCATCGCAACAACGCCATCGATGCGTTCGGAACTTCGCTGCTTATCTGCCTTGATGTTTCCTGCCGGATCTTCGGTGGCCACCGTGTTGTCGATCATCCACGCCAGCGGGATATTGCCACCATGCGCAATGCGCTTCGACAGCACCAGCGTCTCTAGCCGTTTCATCGGTGCCGAAATAGACGCGTAACCCTGTCCCATTTCGATTACAGTAAGGCCGTCCTTTTGAAGATCCTGCACGATTTTCGCGGAACCCCAACGATCAAAGGCAACCTCTCTGATGTCGAACTCCGCAGCAAGTTCAGCAATTTCCGCCTTGATAAAATCAAGGTCGACGACATTGCCCGGCGTGGTTTTCAGCCAGCCCTGGCGCACCCAGGCTTCATAGGGCACGTTGTCGTCACGGCTGCGCCTGCGCATATTGTCGTCGGGTATCCAGAACCTACCGATCACCTGGTACGGTTCGCCGCCGGACGACGGCGGGAAGACCAGCACGAACGCCGTTATATCCTGCGTCGACGACAAATCGAGACCGCCGAAACAGATACGCCCGCGCAACCCATCGGCATCGACCGGCGTTGAGCATGCACGCCAGGCGTCGGGATTCATCCAGCGGTTTTCGGCCATCGTC